GCGAGGCGTGCACGCCAACCGCGCCTGGGCGCTGGCTGCTCGCCGTGACGGCGTCGACCTGCTCCGTGAGGAGGCCGTCGCCGGAGGGCCGGACATCCTCGGGGACGTCACACCGCGCCTCGTGATCGAGGCGATCAACCTGGACACACTCTCCCAGCGCCGGCAGGTCGGCTCCAAGACGATGGCCGACGTCGTGCTGGGCGCGGTCACCGACTTTGACCCGGACCTCGTCGTGATTGATGAGATGCACAAGATCAAGTCCATCTCGTCCAACGCCTCACGCCTGGCTGGCCGCATCGGTAACCGCGTTGAGCGCCGCATCGGCCTGACAGGTACGGTCATCCCGCACAGCCCTCTCGACGTCTACGCCCAGTGGCGGTTCATCGACCCGAAGGCGTTCGGCAGGGTCCAGCCTGATGGCACGCGCCGGACGTCTACCTTCGCCCACTTCAAGGAGGACTACGCCCAGATGGGCGGGTACATGGGGCACGAGGTCGTAGGCTTCAAGAACCTCGACCGTCTGGAGGAGATCATGGCGGAGCGCTCCGCCGTCGCCATCAAGAGCGAGTGCCTTGACCTGCCCGACGCCGTCGACACGGTCCTCCCGGTCACACTGTCGGCCAAGGAGTCCAAGGCGTACGAGGACATGCGGACCAAGCTTCAGGTCGAGTTCCGTGAGGAGGGCGACGCGTCAGCCGCCGGCGAGGCCACGGCCATGAACCGGCTGTCTCGCCTGATCCGCCTCCGCCAGATCACCGCAGGGCACCTGCCCGACGACGAGGGTCAGGTCCGAGAGATCGGCCGGTCCAAGGCGAAGACCATCGCCTCGCTCATCCACGACACGCTGGAGGACGAGAAGAGGGTGGTCGTCTTCGGGACCTTCACCCGAGAGCTTCAGGCCCTCGAAGAGGAGATCACCGACAAGCGGACCACGGTCCTGAGGATCGATGGCTCCACGAAGCCCGAAGATCGCCTCGCGATCAGGCAGCGCTTCGGGTCCGACGACCCAGCCCGCCTCGTCATCGTGGCTCAGATCAAGACTCTGTCGGTCGCGGTGAACGAGCTCGTGACCGCCTCGCACGCCGTCTTCGCCTCGCTGCCGTGGCAGCGCGACGACATCGTACAGGCCCGGGACCGGCTCAACCGCCTCGGTCAGAAGCGCTCCACCACGTTCTGGTACGCGCTTGCACCTGACACCGTGGACGACGTCGTGTTCCAGGCTTACCAGGACCGCACGGACCTGGAGAAGTCCCTTATGAATCACATCTACAACGAGAGGTGATGACTATGAGTACCCAGCCTCAGGACGTCATCGACGAGGAGAGGGCCACCTACTCCTCACTCACCTTGCACCGCAGGTGCCCGCAGGCGTGGAAGTACCGCTACATCGACGGCCTTCGCCGCCGGCGCTCAGAGATCACGCCAGCCCTTGACTTCGGGTCCTGGTTCCATGCGGTCCGGGCGCTGGACCGCCTCGCCAAGGGCCGCGCCGAGGGGACACTGAAGGCCTCGCCGGAAGAGATCCACACCTCGGATACTGGGCCGAGCTTCCCCCCGAACTCCTCGCCGGCCGACGTTCTGGAGGCCGCCGTCGACTACTGGGAGCGCCTGGGTGAGACTGCCAGAGAGGCTTGGCTCGACTGGCTCGGGCAGGCTCTCCCAGATCGCCTGGAGCACGCCTACGTCGAGTGGCGCGAGAGGTGGGCTCAGGACTCCGAGAATGAGGCGGTCCTCGCCGTCGAGCAGCGGTGGGAGCGCTCTGTCCCCGGCACTGGCGTCGTCCTGTGGGGCTACGCAGACGAGGTCTACCAGGACCGTAAGCGCGGCATCGTCGTGGTGCGGGACTGCAAGACGTCCGCCACCCTCGGTCAGGTGACCAGTCTCGACGAGATGATGGACAGCCAGGTCCAGCTCTACGCCTGGGGTCTAGGCCCCACGTGCGACGAGTGGGGCGTGCCGCGCCCCCGGGCCGTCGCCTTCGACCGTGTGAGGTCCAAGGCGCCTAAGACGCCCAAGCTCACCAAGGCCGGCAAGCTGTCCACCTCGGTCAAGGACTACGACCTGACCACCTACCTGGAGTGGGTCGGAGACGACGGAATCCCGTACGAGGGCATGAAGAAGGACGGCTCCGCCGCCGGCGTCTACACGGCCGAGGAGGCCGAGATCGAGCGTCTGGGTTCTCCCCAGGTCGTCTCTCAGTGGTTCGCGCGGCATCTGACGCCTGTAAGCCCGTATCTGGTCCGCTCTCACCTACAGGCGGCGGCCGACACGTGCGGCGACATCTCCCTCACTCGCAAGCGGGCCGCTGCCCGCGGGGAGGCCTCCCGCAACTTCGGAAAGGCGTCCTGCCAGTTCTGCGAGTTCGCGGACCTGTGTCGCGCTCAGATGGTCGGAGGCCCTGGCGGGGAGTACGCGCCCGAGGAGTACGGCCTGAGGTATCGAGACCCGGATCACAGTGGAAGATGAGAAATGGGCTTGCAATGCCCGCCATCATACGCTTAGAGTTAAGACATCACCCACCCAGTGAGAGGAAATCCAATGACAAGTTTCGCGGGCGTCAACATCGTTGACGTCAACGAGGAAGCCGCCGACTACGGTAGGTGGCTGATCCTAGGACCGACCGGTGGGGGTAAGTCGAGTCTCGCCTCGACGATCGCCACGATGGGCAAGACCTTGTTCATCGACCTGCCCGGCGAGAAGGGCACTCAGTCCTTCAAGAACGCCCCCTACGCCAGCAACATCGACGTGGTCCGACCTGAGTCGGTCACCGAGCTGGACGATGTCTTCTGGGCCCTCGACAAGGGCGGCCATGGCTACAAGGCCGTCGTCCTCGACTCTCTCACGGCCCTTCAGAAGATGACCATGCGCTACCTCACCGGAGCGTCGGAGACCGCGGTCCGTGAGATCCGGCAGGGCACTGCTCCGGCCGATCAGCGCACGTGGGGTCAGGCCCTTGACGTCATGACCGACACGGCCGTCTTCTGGTACGGTCTCGCGGACGGAAACCGCTCGGAGCCGATGCACGTCGTCATGACCGCTCAGGTCAAGATGGTCGAGGACGAGATCAACGGAGGAGTCCGCCGCTCGCCGGACGTTCAGCGGGGAGCTCAGTCGATCATACGCGCCACCCCCAACTACATCGTGTACGCCGAGACCGAGGAGGACCTCGACTCTTCAGGCCACGACGACGGCCCGGTTATCAAGCACATCGTCCGCTTCGGAACCGACCCCGAGTACGGGACCAAGGCCCGTATCCCCTACAACCTGCGCGGTAAGGTCCCCACCGTCATGGGCCGGGACAAGCCAGTCACGCTGGAGAAGCTGTCCCGCTTCCTCGGTATCGGAGGCGTGCCGGAGCGCAAGCCGGCCCCCGCCTCTAGCAAGTCGGCCAAGGCCGAGTCCGACAACTGATCCAACCCAACCCAACCCAACCCAACCATAGGAGACCGCAATGGCTTTCACCTTCGACTTCACCAACTACCGCGACACCGGCTCGGCCCGCGTTGAGCCGGGCACCTACCGCGCACGAGTCACCGACTTCAACGCGACCGAGTCCAAGGCCGGCAACGTCATGTTCGAGGTCTACCTGGAGATCGTCGACGGCCCCTACACCGGCAAGCAGATCATCGACCGCCTCCCGCAGACGGAGAGGGCGATGTTCCGCAGCGCCGCGTTCCTCCAGGCCCTCGGCGTCAAGATCGCCAAGAAGAAGCTCGCGCTCAACCCGAAGAGCCTGATCGACCGACAGGTCGACATCCTCGTCGAGGACGGCGAGCCTTACAACGGCCGCGTCAAGAGTGAGGTGCGAGAGTACCTGCGCGCGACCAAGCCGGCCAAGGCCGCCGAGCCCGAGCTTCCAGAGGACGATGAGCCGGCCGGGGCTGCGGAGCCCGCTTCCACTGACACGACCGACGACACCGACTTCGACGTGGACGCCATCGACATCGACGACCTGGACCTGTGAGGTCTGACAACTAACCAGCGACCGCCCGCCCTACTGCCTCGGGGCGGGCGGTCCTATAGAAAGGAGGGGCTGTGGCCAGCAAAGAGAGCGGCGTCGTGGACGCCATCCGTCGGCGCATCGCCGTCGAGTGGCCGACCTCGGTCACCTGGAAGATGCACGGCTCGGTCTACATGGAGGCCGGCATCCCCGACGTGCTGTGCTGCGTCGAGGGTCGTCTGATCTTCCTGGAGGTCAAGCACCTCAAGCCGGGCGAGAGCGAGGCTCATGCCTACGGGCGCACCTCGGTCGAGCAGGTCCGCCAGATCAAGCGCATCCGCGCCGCCGGTGGGGCGGCCTGCACGGTCCTGGACGCCGATGAGGCGGTCTGGGCCGTCCGAGAGGCGCTGACCGGGTCAACGTTGGCGAGCCTTTACCCCCGGACTGGAGGTGAGGACGGTGGCGAGGGCCAGGCTGACTGAGTCAGACTTCGAGCTCGCTCGCCAACTGGAGCTGGAGCCGATGTCCCCGGCCCAGTTGGACAAGGCACGCTCCGTGTGGCTTCGAGGAGAGGCCACTCAGCAGGAGGGGAACTCCCGCGTCTGGCGGGTCCGCTCATACAGCGGGATGAAGTCGGGAGACCCTGAGGCTCGGAAATGGGTCTTCGTCACCCTCGTGTCGGACTACGGGGCTCCCGCCTTCTCCTGCACGTGCCTCCACGGGAAGCGCCGCCGAATAGCTCAGTGCTGGCACTCCAAGACCGTGGCCCGGATCTACAGAATCATGATTGACCAGCGCATATCGCGAGAGAAGAGGGAGGAGAGGGCCGGTGCATGCTGAGACATCCGATATTCCGGACCCAGAGGGCTCGGGAGGCTTCGACGCCATCTCAGCAGTGTCCCAGATGATGGATGCCTCGGAGGGGATCCTCACGATCACGGGAGCCTGCGCGGACATCCGCTCGCGCATGATCCTGGAGCAGGGGTGGAGCGACGAATTCGCCACCAGCTTCTCCCAGGACTTAGCACGGGGTTTGGTGAATCAGGCCCTCGCCCCGGCCCAGGACTGGCGCTCGATCTTGGAGGGGCTATGACGACGGCGAAGCCTCCGGCGCCTCGCAGGCCCGCCCCGCTGGACTACACCCGCCCCATCTGGAAACGCCAGTCGGGGGAGACCGAGGCGGCCTACAAGTCGTTCAAGGTCTATCGGGACATGGAGAAGCGCCGCGTCCGAGACGCCCCGAACGGGAACTCCTACTCGGCCCGGTGGTCCTGGCGCGAGCGCGTCGAGGCCTGGGACAAGCACATGGCCGACAACGAGGCGGGCGAGCTCGTTCGCTACCGCATCGCCATGGGCGAGCGTCACCGGGCGCTTGGCCGCAAGGCCTTGGAGAAGGCGGAGCTCTGGCTCGACAGCCTGACCGAGGACAAGATCTCACGTATGAGTGCCAACGGCATCGTCCAGATGATGGACGTTGCCGCCCGCATCGAGCGTGAGGCCGCCGGGGCCGGGGCGGACGCCGCCAAGGTCCAGGTCGAGATCTCCTCCAACGTGGCCGAGATGACCGCCTCGGCCACCACGTCCCGCATCGAGCAGCTGGTTGCGGAGGTTGAGAGGCGCAAGCGTGAGCAGGGTCTCATAGATGTAGGCCCCGCAGAGGTCGCCGTCGTTGAGCCTGAGGAGTAGTATCTGACTCGGGACATTTGGGGCAGAATACCCGCCACCTTCGGCATGGGGTGGCGGGTATTCTGTGTCTCAGACCATCCGATAGCGTCGATTGGAGATACGATGCCCCGCGCAAAGAAACAGCTGGAGCCGTGGGAGATGACCCCCGAGCAGCTGGAGGAGGAGCTTGACGCCCTCGTCAAGCGCCAGGCGTGGCTGGAGAAGCAGCCAAAATGCGACCGCCCCTCGTGCGACGGCAAGCCTCACCAGGGTTGCCCCTATCCGCACGACCCGACGTACCTCCAAGCCGGCAGCCCGCTGGAGAGCGCTCAGCAGCTCGACGAGGCGTACGCCGGCCGCCCCCACATCTCCTACTTGTCCGACCGGCTGACCGAGTCCGTGCGCGCCGTCGAGGCCGGTGAGAACCGCTACATGACGATCTCCATGCCGCCCCGCATGGGTAAGTCCACGCTGACCTCGATCAACCTGCCTATTTGGCTGCTGCGTCAGCACCCGGACTGGAAGATCGGCCTCATCTCCCACTCGCCGCAGCTCGCGACGGCCTGGGGCCGCCAGGTCCGCCGCTTCGTCGAGGAGGACGGCGAGCGCTGGGGCATTAAGATCGCCAGCGACGCGGGCGCCGTGAGCGAGTGGCAGACGACGCGGGGCGGCGGCATCGTCTCCCGATCGGCGCCAGGCCAGTCGATCACTGGTTTGGGCTTCAAGGTCATGCTCATGGACGACGTGGTGAAGGACTTCGCCGACGCTCACAGCGAGTCCAAGCGTGAGGCCATCTGGGACTGGTGGCAGGCCAACGCCGTCACGCGTCTGGAGCCACCGTTCCTGTGCATCGCCATAGCCACCCGCTGGCACGAGGACGACTTCATCGGCCGCCTGCTCGACCCCTCGAAGAATCCCGATGCCTCCAAGTGGGAGAACGTCATCTTCCCCGCCATCGCCGAGGAGGGTGACCCGCTGGGCCGTGAGCCGGGCGACCCGCTCTATAGCCCCCTCGTGGAGGAGACCCGTGAGGAGGCGCTGGAGCGCTGGGCCTCGCTCAAGCGGTCGGTCGGGTCCTACATGTGGGAGGCTCTCTACCAGCAGCACCCGACGCCGGCCGACGGATCGATCTTCAACCTCGGCTGGCTGCGCTTCTGGACGACGGACCCCTCCAAGGTCCGGGAGGGCGACGACTCAGTCATTCTCCTACCTCGCGAGCGTCTGGAGCGGGGGCAGTGGCTGGACTCGTGGGATCTGACGTTCAAAGGCACCTCAACGTCCGACTACGCCGTCGGTCAGCGTTGGTGCCGGCAGGGTCCGGACCGGTTCCTGATCGCCCAGCAGCGGGGGCAGTGGTCCTTCACTCAGACCCTGGAGAAGATGTTGCGCTGGTGCAGTGCTGGCGACCTGGACGACAATGCCAGCCCCGGCGGCTCCTTCGTGCATCAGCGCCTAGTCGAGGACGCGGCCAACGGTGTCGCGGCCATCGACGTCCTACGCAAGAAGGTCGCCGGCATCAAGCCGATCAAGCCGCGCAGCTCGAAGGAGGTCCGCGCCCGAGCCGTGACTCCGGAGATCGAATCCGGCAACGTCTACCTCCCCCACCCGCAGGATCCCGGCAACGGTTGGGTGAACGAGCTCATCTCCGAGATGAGGGCCTTCCCCTCGGGTGCCCACGACGACCAGGTGGATGCGCTCAGCATGGGACTTCTCGGCCTACGCGACGCCGGGCAGGCGTCCCTCTTCGTGCCTAGAGGGACGATTCGGCGGGGAGTGTCGGCCAGCCTCGCGGGCGTGCGGGGTGTGGGCGGAATCTCACTTTCCGGCCCCCTTCGAGGCATTTGAGGGCTTGCTCCTGGGATCGGGTGGACGTATGATTGCATACGTCCACCCGATCTACGTTAGGAGCCCCTATGGGTACCAGTACCCCACCCACCAGCCTTGAGGCTGTGCAGGACAAGATGACCCTGATCTGGGGAGTCGGTCGAGCCGACCTGCCCGGACTTACCTACACCCCGGCCGAGGCCATATCGGCGATGATGCTCTACGCCTCCAGGCTCGTCACCCTGCCCGGCGGGCCCCGCATCGGTGACCTGGCAGGAGTTGCCGACGCCGCCCGCTTCCTCCTCCCAGGCAGGGACGTTCTTGAACTCAGCCTGGCCGAGTACGCCCGTGCAGCCGAGAAGCACCCGGGCATGACTCTGGAGTGCGATGGCCACACCGACGCCACCCGCCTGTTCGCCCTCGTCGAGGAGATCGGCGAGGTCGCGGCCTGCCTCACCTATGACAACGACGCTGAGACCGGCCACGGCTCGGACCTGGAGTCCGAGGTGATCCAGGTGGCGGCCCTCGCCCTTGCCTGGGCTACTCGCTACGTCAACCAGTAGACCTGGCCTGCATGTATCAACTGATAGGAGAGACCTATGGCATCTGTAAATGACCTAGTAGACCTGCCCAAGCAAATCACCGCCTGGGAAGCCGGAGAGGGCTTCCGCAAGTCCTACGGGATCGACGCCGAGCGCGCCCTCGTGAAGGACCTGCGCACCCTGCTCGCCCTGTGCGTGCAACAGTCGGGCGCGTTGGAGGAGGCTCAAGAGCGCATCGCGGCTCTGGAGGGGAGCCTGAGTCGGTCTGAGGTGGATGAGGCTACGGGTGACTTGGATCCGGCGGCCGACTCCCCGCTGGAGGAGGCCGCTCGCCAGGACCGCCGAGCCCGTCGGCAGGCCAAGCTTGCCCGCGCCGCGCTCCAGGAGCACGTGCTTCAGGCCTATTCCCAGGGCGTCTCGAAGAGCACCCTGAGCGAGGTGTCCGGCCTGACCCGGCAGACCGTCGACCGCGTCCTAGGGCAGTGGAAGCGCCGCCCGCCGAAGGGCGGGTTCACCGACTCCGCAGGCTCTGAGACGCCTCTCACACTTATCTGACCGCTGCGGGCTTGCCCTGGGGCGTATGACGGCATACGCTCGGGGCAAGCCCGCAACTCCACCCGAAAGGAAATGCCATGAGCAACATCGACACCAAGACTGGCCGGTCCTCTTGGACCCGCATCTGGCAGCACCCCACCGCCCGCCTCCAGCCTCTCGACGCCGAGACCCTCCACGAGTCCTCACAGGTTCGCGTGTGGGTCGGCGGCGAGCAGGCCGCCATCGCCCGCCGCTCCGGATCGGCCTGGGCCGTGCACGTGCCCGGGCAGGGCGGCATCCCCGCCCCCTTCGGCGCCCCCCCCCTGGCGGCCGCGGCCCCACGGCGGCGC